GCAGATTGTTCAGTCACACTTTGCCCAGGCCGGGCAAAGATAAGAGCATTATGCGAGTTGCACAGTACACTCTAGCGTTACAGCATTACAGAGGCGGTCATCCGGTACCTCGAGCTGCGTCTTTATATGACGGCGGCTTACAAACATACGCTAACATGTTTGCAAACGTGGGGCTTATTTCCCCTCTTTTTGCCTTGTTTTTCTTTTCAAATAACCAAATCGCAGGTCTTGGTAGCGATCGTCATCCTTTCGGGTAGTGGTTAAGCACCTTTGCGGCAAGGTTTTCCATCCCTGTGTACACGTAGACCAGGTTTAGAGCGCACGAAATTGAGCCTGCGCTAGCCAAAAAACCGCTTTATTTTGCCTGAGATTGTTCTAGTAGACGCTGTCTAAGTATGTTTGATCCGCCAACTCTGACATTTATAATACCATTATAATAGTCATCAGTTTCTAAAACTCTGCGTTCAAACTGCTCTCTTGCTTCTAAATATGATAGTTCTGCCTTGGACTTGCAAAGGTAAAGTATTTCTCTTGTGAAATTTTCCGGACCTAATGTTTGGACGTCTGCGTTTAACCTATCAGATGAACCATAGTATTCGCGCCAATCGCTTTCTACTACACTTCTTCTTTTGAGTTTTTTGCCTTTGAGTGGGGGTTTGGTACGTTTGAATTGTGCTAATTTCTTGCCTATGTACTTCTGTCCGGTGGTTTTATTCGTGATTATATAAACAAAGCCAATATAGCCTTCTGGTATTTCGTCTATTATTTGATTTTGAAACGTCCATTGCACTCTTTAATTAGTTAAAGCTTCTTGCCTCTCATGCCTTTTCTGGATTCTCGCTGTGCCTTTCGTTTATCTTGTATTTCTACTCTTATGATTGATGCCTGTGTGCGTATTTCTGATAGCCATGATCTTGCTTTGATACCTGCTTCGTTGGATTTTTTGTGATGAAATCGATCCTGCCATTTAAAGTATTCTTGAAAGGCATGGATCATACGATCGTGTGCGTCCGAACTCATGCCATAATCTCTATGTCATTGCTATAACTAGTGAATCCATTTTCTTTGATCACTTTCAGCACGTGATTAACACGACTGGTCAAATCATCTCTATGTGAAATCAAGAACACATTCTTGTCACGCTCACGAGTCATGCGTTTCAACACAGCAATACTGGATTCAACACCACTAGCATCCATGCCCGAATCTACAAGTTCGTCGATAAACAACAAATTAATACTGGTGTATAGGTTTTCCCACACATCACGGAACGCCCACGACAAAGATAAGATCAATCTGTTACGTTCTCCACGGCTTAGATTGTCAAAATCTAGATCTTGTCCTAGCTGTGTGATAACCACAGTTAAATCATTCTGAAACTCCACAGTGTGAGGCAATCCGATCTTGTCCAAATAATATGTCAAACGTTGATTCAAGAACGCAAGATTCTGATCTATTATTCGTTTGCGAACAAAACTATCTTTGTTGGTCAATAACTTGTGCAAGAACTCTTGATGATCTTTAACACGCACTAGTTCGTTGAGTCCGTTCCAATCTATTTCCTGCACAGCTGTTTCTTTGAGTTCAACAATCTGATCGTCATAGGGATTTTCTTCTGCAGTCTTGATAGTAATGTCACGCTCTAGGCTGTCTAGGGTATTTTTATGGTTCAATGCTGCTTCTAAACTATCGTAGGTCACTGAAGGACACGCACCTAGTTCGCCCAGCAGCGATATTGCTTCAGTGATCACACTGAGCTCTTCGAGATGTTCGTTGATAGCGCCACGGCTTTCTTCAATCTGTGCAGACTTAGCAGACATAATTTCATTATGTTTGGCGTCGTGTAGCTCTTGGCCGCAGGTATGACATTTGTGTTCTGTTAGACTGACTAATTCTCGTTCTAGTTTGTCTAGAATACGCTGTTCTTTTTCCAAAGCTGAAGTTTGTTTAGCACTCAGTGATGCTAGACTCTCGTGTTCCTTTTTATTTGTATTCCAATCTGCTAATGCTCGCTGATTGACGATTTCTTGATCAATGTCAATGTCGCTGAGCCGATCAATGCTTTTGAGTAAATTAGTCAGAGCAGTTTCTTTTTGTTCTTCCCACATGCGTTGTTTGCGTATCAACGACTCTATGCTTTGTTGTATTCTTTCGTTGCTGGCTTTGACAGTTTCTATTCTTGTGTTTTCTGTTGCAATGCTGTCTTTGCTGATTCTAATTGCATCTTTAAGTGCTTCTGCCTTTTCTGACAGTATGGTAATTCCCAACAACTGTTCAATAATAGCACGTTGATCTGCAGCTTTCATGCTCAAAAAAGGTTCTGTGTAGGTGTTTAATGCAATGAGATGTTTGAACATCTCATGTTTCATGCCAAACACTTCTTCAATGGCCTTTTGTGTTTCTCTGCTGTCGCCTTGACTTTCGTCAAGATCGCTGAGCTCTTGTTCTTGATCATTTATACTGAATCTCAGTAAATTAGGCTTGCGACCTCGCTCGATATGATACTTGACTCCATCTTTTTCAAAAGTCACTGTACACAGCATTCCTTTGCTGTTGATCTTGTTGATAAGATTATCACGTTTGATATTAGTCAGCGCCTGTCCGTAGATGGCATAACTTAATCCGTTGATAATAGTAGTCTTGCCTGTGCCATTTCTAGCACCGCTGTCGTCACCGCCTAGGTCCATATTTTCACCTAGCACCAAGGTAAGCTGACCTTTGTCAAAATCAATGGCCTGGGTCTGATTACCCACGCTCATGAAGTTGCGCACTGTGAGATTGTTGATTTTAATCATAGTTCGTTATAGATATCCAACAGTAATTTTTTGTCATAGGTATCACTGTCTATGTTATTGATTTGATTCATTACAATAGTGTCCACAGATTCAAATGTGATGTCTATGGGATTAACAGCACTTTCTACTTCTACTTTTTCTGGAATTAGCATTAACTCACGCAGTTTATACTGCGGCATGAATTGTTCTTTGATAAAGTTTGCTTCTTCGAATGTGATAGGCAAGTCAATGGTCACACGACAATGCATCTTTTCACGCAGCAGCTCATCAGGCCTATCGATGATCTGACTCAGCTTGTAGGTTCTGTATATGGGCTGATCGGGCCAAGAATGATATTCGGGTTTGCCACCCCAATCCATGATCATCATACCACGATCGTCATCACCTGCGTCTGCATAGTTGTGCGGGAAAGCATTGCCTATATAAACCACATTGCCTTTTTGTTGCCGCTTGTGAAAGTGTCCAGTAAACACTAATTCTTGATTCTGAAAGTGTCCAGTCTGCAACTGACCGTGATCAGGCATCTGCACCATGGCATTCATATAAAAGTGCGGCAGCTCAAGATGTCCAAAAATGTATCTGCTTTTCAGTTGTTTTACAGTGGTCCATTCATCACCTATCAGCCAAGGCATGATAGTGACATCCCCTTCTGTGTATAACTCACGTATGGGCACAATGTTAGGAAACAATCTCATAAACTCTACAGAGTTGATTTCACGCTTGTCTTTGTAGAATAAATCGTGATTGCCTAGAATGAAATAGACTTTTTCAAAACTCTGACTGAGTTTTTCCAAGTTGCTCACAGTATAATTCATAGTGCTAACATCAGTGGTACTGCGATTATGATGCCAGTCACCTAGAAATATAGCTGTTTCGCAGCCTTGTGCTCGAGCTGTGTCACAAAACCAAGACACAAAATCTTCGCAGTCTTGATTATGTGTACGACTTCCGGATTTTAATCCAAAGTGTATGTCAGTGAAGCATGCAACTTTCTTAAAGAGATTCATAGATTAATTATAACAGAATATAAATGTAAGGTCAAACTCAATCTAAACTATCTGTGACAGTGACTGGTCCGGGAGCGTTCTTACCACCATTGGAGCTGTTTTGACGTGTCCATGAAGGATTCATACCATTCATTTCGAGAATGTCGTCTCGAATGTTTTGATTGCGCTTCTCCAGGTTGATAATTCTAACGAATGAATTAGTGACAGCAGCAGTATAGTAAGCAAAAGGATTATCAGATTTACTTTCATCGAATTGGAGTCCTATTTGAGTTAGTTGAAGAATAGCTTGACCTTTCATTTCGTCATTGTATGTGTAGCCTCTGACGTTGCCTCTGGTGGCATATCTCTCACAGAGCTTGATAAACATGCGAGCTAGGTCGTTGGTCATTTGTCCGTGATCTTTTGAAAACTCTCCATGATCAAGATCTCCTTTCCAATGACTTTTGCCCACACAGATCAAGTTATCGTTGTCATCATATTTCCAATGCTGGAAAGGCGGAAAGTTTACTTTGTCATGACTGTCAGCAGTGTTTTTAAGAGTTTTCTTACGGCCCGGCGCTAACGGTATGTGTGTAAAGGTCATCACACGAAAAACTAGATCTTGTTTCTGCACTTTGCGATAATCAACTTCAAACTCTTTAGCTGGCATTTTTTTACCAGCTGCGTATACAGCTGCTTCGTGTGCAGCCTTGGCCATTTTAGATGCTCTATTTCTTTTGGCTTCTGCGATAGTGCGTATGTTCAGTTTGTCTAATGTTGTGACAATTAAATCGTATTCTTCGTATGCAGGGTCTGTGAAACTACAGTAGGTATTCTTGCTTAGGTGTATTTCTCTTAGTAAATCTTTGTTGGTTAGATACTTAATTTTAGGCACAATCATTAGTTAGAATTCTCCGTTATATGTTATATAATAGCACATTTTTATCATAATAAATAGTCTATATGACAAGG